TACACCTTATGAGGCGCAGTTTGTTTTACAGAATAAGAATTCTGTTGATACTATCATAGAGGGGGCGGCGCAATTCCCGTTTACTGGGCTAACCAGCTCAGATACTTTAACTATATATTTGATTTTTGCTATAGCTTTAGGAGAGACTACTGTAGTTAATGAAATCAAAAAACAAATGCGATTATATAACACCTATTATGAGATTATGCCTGAAATTCTAAATGAAATTTTAGCTAGGCCTGGGGTAACGGATAAGGTAACTGATATTATTAATAATCTTTAAGGAGGCTGCCATATGAAAAAAAGAATAATAATAGAATCTGTGGCAGAGGACAGAAAAAAATTCGTAAAGGCTTGTACTGCTACAGAACTAACTAAGCAGTATAGACAAGCATTAAATATTGGAGATTTTGATACATTAAAAATTCTTGATGCTGAGTTATATGATCGTGGCTATACTTTTCATATCGCGCCTTTAGATACTATTCTACGACCCTCGGCTGAACTTTTTGGCGATGAGCTAGTTTGCTTAGTTATTGATGCAAAAGGCGATACAGATAAAATTTTTGAAAGAGCTGAAGACATACATAATAAAACAGGAACTCTGCCAGCTTCAACTGTATTACTTTGTTATACTATTGCAACTGTTATTGGAGAGACAACACTAGCTCAAAAGCTGGCTAATTTTATGAAGCGCTGCCATACCTATGACCAGTTAATCAAAGGTTATTTACAGCTTTGTAGTACGACAGCAGATATTTACAAAAGACTCGCAGAATTAACAGAGACAGCGGAGGCCTATAGATCATGGTAAAAATAAATAAGAATTTTCACCCTCGTAGTGTTGAGCTAGTAAAAGCATTTGATGAGGGGCGAATCAAGTTAGAGCTAGACGAATATCCCTTCGGCTCCTTAATAATGTATTATGAAATTGCGTTAGCTAATAATTTCAAAACTGCTGCAAGCAAGTTTGAAAAGGAGTTTGAGATTCAAGGCAAGCCAGAATGTATAGTGCCACGTCAGCTGTTCACTCAATTTAATCCTTCTATGATTAGCTTACCTTTTGCAGAAGAAGTTTGGAAAGCATCTTTACGATATTGTACTGACCTTGGTGCTGCTTGTTATAACTATTTTCCACCTAGTTATGGTTATATGATTGGCTACTTATTAGCAGTCAGTTTTGGCAAGCAAGATGTAGCTGCTTTTCTTAAAAATTTAATAAAATCTTATCCACCAGTAGCTGATAGCATGCCTCATTTTTTAGAACTTGCTCAACAGCCTGCAATAGTTGAACGTATAGCTGAACTTCATAAAATATTAGAATCCCGAACTAATTCTAGTATTTCGGAAGAACTAGAGCCAGTTGAAGAAGATATAGAAAAGCATGAGGAGTTAAATCCACTACTATTTGAAAATAACAAGCTTAAAAAAGAAGTAGCAGAGCGTGCTTTAGCTGTGGCAGATGAACTAGTAAAAATGTTGGATGAGAATAATGTTCAATTTAAATTAAAAGACTTAATTCTTACTGGTTCTAATGCTAGCTATAACTATACAAAAGATAGTGATATTGACCTTCATTTAGTTGCAGACCTTTCTGAGTTTGAAGACCCCGATGGCTTATATCCAATTATCTATCAAGCTTATAAGAGTGCTTTTAATAAAAAATATGAAATAGATTTTTATGGAATTCCTGTTGAAGTTTATATAGAATGTGAAGATACTCCATTAGTAAGTAATGGTATCTACTCTATATTAAATGATGAATGGATAAAAGAACCAGAACAAGTTAGTATCCCAGATGTAGATATGGACGCTATTAAAAAAGCAGTAGAACCTTGGGAAGAACGTTATAATAAACTAGTTAATGATATTGAATCTGGTAATCTCGAGGATGAGACTAAGATAGATACCTTTGTAAATGATTTATATGAGATTAGAGCAGAAGGACTTAAAGAAGGTGAATATGCTGAGGGTAATCTTATCTTTAAAGAAATGCGTAATAAAGGTTATTTAGATAAACTTAAAGACTTACGTGATAAAGTAATTGGAGATAAATTAACTCTTGAAAGCTTAACTGAAAGGCTTTCTAACAGAGATATTGATCATTATCGAACCGAGATTCAACGGCTTACTTTTGAGCAACCTATTATACAACCAAATGGTATATTTGAGATTTATAATGTAAAAGAAAAAGATACTCAAGGTATTCTTGATATATTACGCAGACAAGATTTTATTGATTTTGTACAAGTATCTGCTTCTAGGTATGACTTTAGTACTTTTGCCCGAAGTGGCATTCCGACTCAATTATATAGGATATACGGACAAATAAAATAAGGGGAATAAAAATCCCCTTATTTTTTTATTTTCTTGTATAAAGATTCTTTAATTTGCTAAATTATACGATAAGCAGCTTTTACAGAAAGGAAATAAGTATAATGCAAGAAACAATGAAAACTTTGTATTTTCTAAGTAAAGAGCCTGTTGAGCTTTTAATACCTAAAGAAAGTAATGCAGATAATGCAGCTCCTTTTGTAAGGCTTAGCGGTTCGATTCCTGGTTATTTATATATGCTTCAAGAAAACGTAAGTAATGAACAATTTTATGTTTATTCTATTACTACTGATGAGTATTTTATTCCTACGCTAGCAGAAGCTCCTAATAAGCATTTAACTGAAGAATTAAGAGTAAACTTTGCTTTTACTCCTGATTATCTATATACTATTAAAGTTAAAGAACAAAGTACTCCAATTATGGAAAACTTTAATGGACAGATGTCATTACTTCCACAGTGGGATATAGAAATTATAGAAGATAAAAAGCTTACTGAGGACACACGCGTTGTTTTAGTAAATAAGTCTAAAGGTGCTGGTCCTTATAAAAATCAAATGAGAGGAAAAAATCGTTTTGAGCGTAAAAAGCACTCTCAAATAGCTAAGACTGTAAAGCAATATAATAAAATAGATATGAATAAAGTCTTTAAGGAAGATATTCTTGAAGTTTCTATTCCAGTTATAGGTGAAACTGATAGCTATACTGTTAACATTCGTTTAGAAGGTGTAGTAAAAGAAATAGCTAAAAATATTAAGAATAATCAAAACAAACTTGAGTACAAAACTATTGTGCAATCTTTAACCAAAATTTTTAACTCTGGCAATGTATGGGTAAAATGCTCGTGTCCAGACTATAAATATCGTTTTGCTCATTGGAATATTGTAAATCGGGTTTCGGTAGATGATACCTCTAAAGACCCTGGACCTGGAAAAGGTATTGCAAATCCAAATGACGATAAAGGTAGAGGCTGTAAGCATGTACTACTATGCTTGGCTAATGGTGACTGGGTAATGAAAGTATCCAGTGTAATAAACAATTATATTCATTACGCCGAAGAAAAACTTCAAAAGCCTTTCTTAAAACTTATATTTCCTAAGCTCTATGGAGTACCTTATGATGAAGCTGTAGAAAATAATTTACTACCTGATGATTTCGAGCTAGACAGCTCTGAAAGTATTATAGATGCTATTAATGATTGGGGTAAAAATAGAGGCAAGATGAAAAAAGGCTCTAATATTAATCCAGTATATGCTAATAAGCTTTCTGCAGAACAGAAAAAGAAATCAGCTAATGAGGTTAAGCCTGAGGAGCCTAAGAATAAGTCTAAGAGCCCAGAAAAGCAAAAAGAAGCTACAACGCCTATGGAAAAAGAAAAGGCCTCAGAAGCTGAAAAAACTAAGCCTGAGCAAACTTCTAAACCTGTAGAAGATAAAGCAAATGTAACAGGCAAAACACCTAACAAACCAGACAATGAGGATAAAACAGATAAGGAAAAGAAATGAAAAAAACTATAATTACTGAAGCATCTACAATGAGTCAGCTTGATAAAATGTACCAATGTGAGCACGGTCAGCGTCGGCAAAACTGGCGCTCCTGTAGTCTTGATAAGCTCAAAGAGAACTATAGAATCTGCTTATATCAAAACTTTACGAAGGCCGGTGGAGAGGCAGAAGCAGAAATTATTCACCGTGAAATGTGGGGGCTACTAGCACCAAGACCTTTTAATATCGATAATTTTTCTACAAATCATGCTCAATTTGTTTGGGATAATAGAAAAACTTATCATAGGATAATGCAAGCTGCTTCTGAATGTCCTATAACTTGTGGAGACACTTTAAGACCTTCTGAGTATCTTACTAGAGCTTTTATATTAGCTTTGGCTATGGATAATCCTGAACTAGATGCTTTTATAAATGCAGTAAAAGCAACAATGCGAGCACAGGAAACTTATTCAGGCTTAATGCCAAAATATTTAAACGATATTGCTAATCGGCCAGGAGTTGCAGACGCCGTTGCTGTTGCAGTTGCTGGGGTGGATTACCTAAAAACTGTATAAAAATCACAAATATTGTATTATATAAATATAAGGCATTTATGAAAGGAGAAATTTCAAGTAGATGATTTCTAATGAAAATCCATTATTAGATATTAGTGCCTTAGATGGTTTAAATGAAGAGGAACGAAAATTAGCTCTTGAGATCTTAAAGGAATTTTCACAAGAAGGAGTTTCTACTCTTCTAGATACTCTTCAGTATGGAGACTTTGAAGAAATTCCAGTTGATATAGATACCTTCTTAGATGATGATAGATACTTAGGTAAGGGCTTATGGGAAGTAGATGTCTTATCTGGCACTCGACGGTGTACTATATTTCCATATTGGCGAGAGACTTTAAAAAAGCTATTCCCAGATAATTTAACAACAGCCTACAATACACTAATTTTAACCGGTGCTATCGGTATTGGTAAATCTTTTGTAGGTGTTATTGCTATGTTATATTTATTATACAGGATGCTTTGTCTAAAAGACCCCTATGGCTATTTTGGAATGCAGCCAATAGATAAGATAACTTTTTCCATGTTAAATATAACATTAGATGCCGCACAAGGTGTTGCTTGGGACAAAGCTCAGCAAATGATACAAAGCTCTTCTTGGTTTATGGATCATGGAGCAGTTAATGCCAGTCGTTCTAATCCTATGTGGCAACCCGGAAAACATATTGAGTTAATTTTTGGTTCCCAAAATAGACACGTCGTTGGTCGTGCTTTATTTTGTAATCTAACTGATGAAGTTAACTTTGGTATAGGTAGTGACGTAGAAAAAAAGAAAGCAAAGCAGAAAAAATTAATTGCTCAAATTGATGCACGTATGCGTTCACGTTTCTTACGTGGAACATACTTACCCACTCTTAACATAATTATATCGTCAAAAGATACTGAACAAGCTTTCCTTGATTCTTACATAAATATCAAGAAACAAAATGAAAGTAAAACTACACTTATTATTGATGAGGCACAGTGGGTAGTAGACCCAAGAAAAGGATCACCTAATGATCCAGGTGCTTTCTATGTTGCAGTAGGTAATAAATTTCTTGCTCATGAGCTCTTACCTCCTAGACTACCAGAAGAAGAGGTAGATAAATATCGTGAAAAGGGTTATAGTTTACTAAAAATCCCACCTGGCTATCGAGAAGATTTTGAAACAAACTTAGATCAAGCTTTAATGGATATTGCAGGTATTTCTACTTCTAGTAACACTAAATATATATCAGGTGTTAGACTTAACCAAGCTAAGGTTGATACATATATAAATCCGTTTATGCGTGATATAATAGAAGTTGGTAATAGTCCAGATGATCATTTGCAGTATGCTAACTTTTTTGATTTATCAAAAATTGATCCAAAAGATTTATCTAAGCCCTTATTTATTCATTTAGATATGTCGCTTTCAGGAGATAAAACTGGTATTGCTGGTACCTGGATCACTGGAAAATATCCTACTCAGGTTGGTGAAAATCAAGATTCTTCAAGAGAGCTTCAATATAAACTTGCTTTCTCAGTATCAGTAAAGGCTCCAAAAGGTTTTCAAGTTAGTTTTGAAAAAAATAGAAACTTTATTAGATGGCTACGTGATAGAGGCTTTGCCATAAAAGGTGTATCAAGTGATACATATCAAAGCGCCCAAATACAACAAGATTTAAAGAGTGATGGTTTTAAAACTGAAATAATTTCAGTGGATAGAATTGATGGTACTAGCAGAATGTGTTTACCCTATCACTATTTAAAATCTGCAATTTATGAGCGTAGAGTTAAAATTTATAAAAAATGTGACTTACTTACAGAGGAGCTAGTAGGTCTTGAACGTCTTTCTGATGGGCATATCGACCATACAGCTGACGGTATAAACTCAAAAGACCAAGCAGACGCTTTTTGTGGTTCGCTTTACTTAGCTTCTAAATTTGCAGATGAATATGCGTATAGTTATGGAGAAAATCTCGATGCAGCACTAGACGTAAGTTTAGAACAAACAGATTCTATGTTAAAATCACAGATGATTGCCGATTTTGAAAACGAATTAACAAAACTTTATTTTGATACTTGTAAAGAAATGCAGTATGCAGATGCTTTAATATCAAAGCAGCAAAGAGAAGAATATGAACGCTATAGAGATATAGCGGACGGTATAATAATCTTATAAAGGAGAACTAATATCTAATGGCAAATGAAGAGACCAAAGATATATTAAAGACTGCAACAAACAGTCCCCTGATTGGTCATCAGGCAAAACCAACAGTGTTGGATTCCACTACCAAATTAGATATTGATACTACTAAGTCTTTAGTAGATAATATCATAGAGGCAGGCCTAAGTAATACGCTGGATGCATCCGCACTAGAAAATTTTACTACAATTTCAAATGCGCGAGACCAGATTTATCAATTAATTGATACTATGTGTCAAGATTCAGCTGTTTCCTCTATTGTACGTACATATTCCGAAGACGTATGTGAAACTGGAGACAATGGACATATTGTATGGTGTGAGTCATCAGACCCTAATACAGCTAAGTTCGTTAATTATTTACTTAATGTTATGAACGTAGATAAGAAAATTTTTGGCTGGACCTATGCTCTTATAAAGTATGGCGATGTTTATTTAAGACTTTATAGAGAATCCGACTATAAAGACCCTATCTTTAAAAAGAAAGCTGAAAGAAGTAAGCTAAATGAGTCTGTAGATGACAAAGCTTTAGATGAAGCTGTAAAACTTAGCGTACATACTGCTGGCGATAAATATAGTTACTATGTTGAAATGATAGCTGACCCCGGTACGATGTTTGAACTTACTAAATTTGGTCAAACTTATGGTTATATTGAGGTGCCTAATCAAGCAAATGCTATTGATTCTGGAAGCTATACCGGTGCTACGACTGGTCTAATAGGTGGCGCATCCGCTAATCCATTCAACTTCAAATATGGTACTAAGGATGTAAATATTTATCAAGCAGATGATTTTGTACATGCCTGTCTTGAGGACAATATTTCAAGATTTCCTGAAACTGTCGACCTTTTCTATGAAACACAGAACGCAGAAATAGAAGGTACTACTGCAGAAACTTATACTTATACAGTAAAACGTGGTAAATCTTTACTTTATGATGCTTACAAAATATGGCGTGAAAAGGCTTTATTAGAATCAGCCGTGCTCCTTAGCCGTATTACTAGATCAGGTATTGTAAGAAAAGTCGGTGTTGAAGTTGGAGATATGAGCAAGGAACAAGTACAAGCTACCTTACGAAGAGTTAAAGAGCTCTTTGAACAGAAGGCAGCTTATAATACAGATAAAGCTTTTTCAGAATACAATAATCCAGGTGCAGTAGAAAACTTTATTTATTATGCTACTCATAACGGCCAAGGTGCGATTACTGTAGAATCTGTAGGTGGAGATTTTGATCCTAAACAGCTCACAGATTTGGACTGGTGGAACAATAAATTTTATTCTTCTTTCGGTATTCCAAAGCAATATTTTGGCTGGACTGATGATGGGGCGGGCTTCAATGGTGGATCTGCTCTAACTGTTATTTCTAGTGTTTATTCTAAAGGTGTAAAAAGAGTACAAAACTGTATCCTTCAAATGATTACTGATGCTATTAATCTATTTTTATTGGATAGAGGCTGTAAAGCATTTTTAAATAATTTTACATTAAAGATGCGTGCTCCATTGACACAAGAAGAAATTAGTTATCGTGAAAGCTTTACTAATAAAGTATCAGCTTTAAGTAACGTTAATAGCTTATTTACTGATGTAGAAAATAAAGCTAGACGCCTACAAATTCTTAAATCGTTGTTAACAACTATTGAAATCGGTGGAGATGTACTTGAAGCTGTTCAAAAAGAAATTGAAGCAGCTGAAGAAGAGGCTGCTAAGGCAGCTGAAGAAGCAGAGCTTACAGGTGAAGATAGTTTAGAATCAGATGACCAGACTTTAACAGATGAAATTGATACTACAGAGGAAGAAGAGCTTCCAGCTATGCCAGACTCTGAGCTAGCTGCTGAGGGCTTTACCTCACATGGTGGAGCGGAAACTCTAGTGGAAGACCAATTTATTTTTGAAAGTGATGACCTGCCTACACCAGAAGAAGCAGATAATGAAATAGATTTTACAGAGAATAATTAAGTAAATATAAATTGTAAAGGAAAACTATATGATTACTAAAAATGATTGTTTATCTATTCTCGTAAAACTTGAGGATAGCGGAATTTCTGAAGCTAACATTTATATTAAAAAAATGTTTTTAGCAAAAGAACCACCAATAGAGGTGCTACGATTTATCGCCCAAAACAGGGGCTTTGAAATTAGTCATTTTTATGAAGTACTACGTAAAAGCCATAACAAAAATAAATCTCCTCTATATACTAATATCGTAAGAGAAATTTCAGATCCAAAAGAAATTACTACTACGCTTTCAAGTTTACTTACCCAAATTCTTTTATATGGAAATAAATTAGCTCATCCGCTAGCTTTTTATAAAGAAGCCAGAGCGGAAGAAATTTCAAGAGTACTAAATACATATTTTAAAACGGGTGACTTAGATTCTTGTATTGCTTTATTAAGAATAATCAAATCAGACTTATTGGTAATGGAATATATCTCAGGACGAAGAGATTTAATTTAAAATGAAAAGAAGAGGTTTTGACCTCTTCTTTTTTATTACTAAAATTAATTCGCTAAATTAATTGATTCGGTTGGGCATAACGCTTAGCCGGTAAAAACATATAGAATTATAAGGAGATTTTCTAATGAAATTTACAAACGGCTATGAACTCATCTATGAAAAAGATGGCAAATTTTTTGGAAGTGAAACTCGTGTGCCTACTGACACTGATACAGAGCTAAGTATTACTCGTGAAGAAATTGAGGGTTATAAGCTCGTATATGTAAAAGATGATGCTATTTTAGGATCAACTACAGGCATTCCAGCAGAGGGAGATACAGTTCTAGTATCTGTTAATGAAACTGAGGAAGAAATTTCTACTGACGGCCCCAAAGATCCTGGAACTCTAGATGCCGGAGACTCAACAGAGGAAACTACTGAGCCCACTGAACCTACTGAAACCGACTCAGAACCTGAAGTAACCGAACCTGAGGTGACCGAAGAGCCTACAGAAGTAGAAGAATAATTAAAAATTAATTATAAATTATTCGCTAAATTATTTGATAAATAAAGTATTATTTTGAAAAGACTAGATGGGAGACATACAAATGGAGTCTAAAAATACAAAAGTTTTAGAAGCCTTACAAATGCAACCACTGTCTGAGGAAGAAAAAACTCGTCGTCATATTCTTGGGCGACTTTGGGGACCTATTGCAACATCAAAAGAGAAGACACGTAATGGTAGAGGTTATAATGCTGAACTGTGGCGTAAAGCCTTAGCTGATGAAATCTTTTGTGAGAAAGTTGCAAATAAAAGTTTATTTCTTGAGCTAGGCCATCCAATAGACCGAGAAGAAACTGATATGAGAATGGTCTGTGCATGTATTCCAGAATTACCTAAAGTAATTGATGGTGATTTATATGCATATGTAGATATTTTAGATACTAAAGACGGCCGACTCCTAAAAACACTTTGTGATTATGGATTTATCCCAGGTATTAGCTCTCGAGGCTCTGGTGATATTATGGCCAATGATGACGTTGACCCTGAAACATTCTTCTTAGAGACCTGGGATATTGTACAGCTTCCAGCTGTTAAAAAGGCTAGACTAGCAGTATGTGAATCTTTAAGTAATAAGAAAACACTTTCTACTGCACTTCGTGAATCTCTTGCAGAGATGACAGACGATGATAGAAAAGAGGCTCAGGCAACTTTAGAGCGCCTTGATTTGAATATTGATTTTGAGGATGATGCTGATATTCCTTGGATTCCAGGAGAAGAGCCTTTAATAGAGGATACCGAGGAAATTGAGCCTGTATTAGATCCTACTGATACAGAAAAAGAGCCTTCTAAGGAAGAAGAGCCTGAAGAGGAAGGGCTAGAAGAAGCAGCTAAAACTGAAACAGATAGTGAAGAGACTGATATAGAAGAAATAGAAGCTACTGATGCGGAGGAAGTTGAAACTGAAGTTGATGAAGACTCAGATCTTACTATTGGCGCTTTAGTTGATAACTTCTCTGAGTTTGATAAAGACCTTGCTGTGGAATTTGACCCTATAGAAATTGACAAGAATGTTCTAACTATTACTGAAGTTGTTCTTGACGATGAAGAGGAAGGCAAGGTAAAGATTAGTTTTAATTATAACTTGGAAACAAGTGATAATAAAGAAACGGATATAGAATCCGAAGCAAATAAAGAAGAAAGTTCACCAGAAGAAAACCAACCTGAAGCAGACGATGCTTCTGAAGAGGCCATTGATGATGGAGATGAGGAAGTTATTGAAAGCCTAAAGGAAATGGTACGTCAAAAGGATGCACTTGAAGAAGAAGTCTTGTCCCTTAAAGGTCGACAGACAGTCAGCGATGCCGAAGTTGAGAGATTAAAAGAGGAACTTCAAAAGTACAAGACTGGTTTTATGAGAGTGAGCGAACTTGCATCTAAATCTAATAAGCTACAAAAAGAGGTCACAAGCCTTACTGAGCAGCTTAATGCTAAAGATGAAACTATTCGTGGCCTTGAAACAAAGGCAAAAGTTAAGTTAACTGAAGGTCTTGAAAAGACTAATAAAGAAGTAAAGACGCTTCAGGAACGTTTAATTACTGTGCAAAATGAGGCGGAAGCTACTGAGCAAGAACTTAGGGAGCAGGTAGAAGTAGCACGTAAAAATACACGTGATGCAACAACTGTGGCCAAAGCATATAAGCAAAAGTATATCGCCGTAGTTGAACACTACATTGCCTCTAAAGCAACAATGCTCGGAGTGAGCACGCGTGATATAACTAGTAAACTTCATGAGGGTTATACCCTCGAGGATGTTGACCAGGTTTGCGAAACACTCCTCGCTGCTGGAAGACCAGCATTTGGATTAGGTATCGGAGCACAAGGTACACCTAAAATTAAGCTAAAAGAATCTGTAACTCAACAGTATACTGGAGGCTATGATATTGACGATGACTTGCTAGAGCTCGCTGGCCTAAAATAACTTATATAATTTATAATAAAATAGGAGAAATTAAAATGAGACAGAACCT